CCTCACTCCAGTCCGGAGTTTATACCGGGCAAAAAGGTTTGAGGTCTAGCGACCCCAAGGTCCTACGTCCCTACCCCCGCGGGGGATAAAGACTGTTCTCTTCTTCCAAACAACGCGGTCCCTAACTGTAAAACCATGGGAGCCGAAACTGGGAAGCTCAGAAAATCCAAGGGCAAAAGCACGTAACTCATAAGAGTTATAGCATTTACCACGAGGAAGCTGAACACCCAAATTCGACCAACCACGGCGTAGCAGCAGTGACGTGACGGCGGCATTAAAATCCGAATACCTGAACCTTCGAGGAACAGGTACCCAAATATTAATGTGAACGCCGTCCCAACCCGACTTTCGAACGGCGGCCCATGACGATTCAATGTCATGTACTACCGTCGAGATCGACGTTGGTCCACGTTGCTGGAATCGCTTCGGTAACTGATAGACCAAATCCTTCCAAACTTTCTTGAGACCCGAAAAACGAAATTCTTCGGAACCCAAGCGAGTAGCAAGGACGGTAATTTGGTTAACCAGAGTAAGAGCTCCTTGATCATCTAAAGGCTCCTTCCAATAAATCGGAGTGACAGGGACGCCATCGAAGGCATCCTGGCCACACGACTCTCGGAAGTAACCAGAAGAAAATGACTTCTCGGTATTAACCTCGAAGCCACAAAAATCAAGGACCCTAACGATTGACTCATAAGACTCTGTCGGAACAATGAGGTCATCTCCATAAACAGAGACATCCTCACAAACCGAACTACAGAGGGCCCAAAATAGCAAACTTTCGAGTTCGAAAGTATAGCCATTACCCATACTCGACCACTTATGATAACCGTGCCATTCGCCATCAAGGCGATACGCAGGGCTACGAAGTGCCGAAAATATGGTGAGCCACGGTTCAGGCAACAATGCCAGAACTACCTCTTTTGAGACAGTGTCGGAAGCGGATGCAAGATCGATAGTCGCATACTTACCAGTACGCGACGAATAGATTGCCAATGCCTGGTTCAGCCCCTGATAGTCTAAGTTCACACCAAAATGCTTAAGCCGATTACGCAAGTAACGGCCCAAGCCTTTCTGGAAGAACATATTCCAACGGGGTTCCACTGCAATGGGTCTATCGGTCTTTGCACTCTTTGGAACAAATGTGACCGAGTTACCCCTGGAAATCTCTAAATCGAGAAGACCAGTTCCGGTGTTCCCTACGAAAAGACGACTGAGAGCAGTAAGCTCACAGAAGACGTTAAGGTAGGGGTAAGCACCGAAGGTAACACATCCTGGTGTTGATAGTTTATTGTATGCGGAAGTCATTCCGTCATCAGTAGAACCGTCTGCTCCAGGTCCGAAATCACAGAGCTCTGTCCACCGATACAAAGAATCACCAAGCACTTTACCGATTTTTCTTCGAGCAGAATGTAAGATCTGCTCAAAGTCGGGTTGGAGTTTTAGCTCCGACCGACGGTAAGATGCCCAAGTGATGTTCGTACGGCGACATCGCTCTTCGGACTCTAGAAACTTAATCTTGGCGACCTGCTTCTTATCGAAGCTCGTCGGCAACCACTTTGCTTTACTCAAAAGCTTAGTGGCCTGATGAGCACGATAAAAAGAATCAGGATCATTAAAAGCCAAGGGATCAAGTTTTAGATTAGCAATCTCGTCCCACATCTTGTACCTAAGAAGTATTACTACCGCTAAGGCACGGGGGCAATCGAGAGCGCGTAAAATGGCAACTGCCACATCTACGTGACGATTGAGTCATGCTCTTTCATAAACTCTCCAATCGGATGTGAGTTGGCTTGCTAAAGGCCAACCGCGCGAGAAAAACGGTCCCACGAATATTTCTTACGACGATCGGACTTTAATCCGACGAGATAAGAAAATCCATTCAGAAACGCACGATTTAAACCAAAACGGTTTTCATCGCATGTTGTCCGAAGGATATAATTCGTTCTCCACATGAGACCACCCACTCTAAGACGCAAATCACCATCAGCCTTCCAGCTGAGGTAATTGGCCTTAAAGTCGGAAAGGTCACATCGGAGAGACTGGAAACCGTCTTCTTTTTGTGCCGATAAGGCACAGTCAAGCATCATGAGATGGGCTCCAATAGGAATGTCACAAGTCCAAGATCCGTCACAAGACCAGCAATTAAACTGGTAAGTAACGAGATCCGAGGCTGTGTCAAACCCAAGGATAACCCATTCAAGAGAGGCCTGACGCCCACAAATAGGACAGGTCGTGTTGTTTCGAACGAACATGATAAGTTCCTTTTGCGGGAAAACCCGCGTTATTAAATCCAGTAAGAAAAATCAAACTGGATGGACGAAGTTTTCCACAGCAGACGTAACCAATGCATCGCCCGCAAGGTCAATTAACATTGCCTTGAGGTCTTTGCGATTTTGGAGTGACGCCCTGCCAGGGAATACCAAATCAAAGCTTCCAATACATTCGAAAGCTTTGGTGGCGTAGGTAGCACCCGACAATGTTTCCATTGACGGGAGTACCAGCTTCCCCGCGATGCGGATGGTGCCCTTCGAATTCTCCTTCAAGGAGAGGGAAGCGACACCAGCGCCATCGGGGCTCGTATTCGTCGCATAATCCTTCCAAACCGAAAGGTCAGGAGAGGAGAATGAAAGCGGATAAGAGCGATTAACCGGAGTGCCCGCGGCATCCGTAAGAGTGAGAGTCGTCATTGAGTTATTCTCAGTGATTAGTTAAACGTTGCCGAATTATTCGAACAACGCGACACTCTAGTACACACGCAATAGAATTAATTCTTATGCGGAGGAGTACCAGAGACCACACCCGAAAGAAGGGACAACCCTTCCGACAGGTGAGTTAAAGTCAGAGGATCCTTAAAACTAGGCAATGGTGGAAGAGGAAACTCCTCCATCGGGTGGCGCTCAAAAACGAACGCCGAACCCGAGCCACTGGCGCCACTAAAGTGAGCGTCAATGTTTCCGCTTGAAACGGAAGTGTCCATTACCCTCTGAGAAACCTCCTGATTCGCGTGATAGGACCACCAAGCATCTCTTAAACCGAGACCTTGAGAATATCCCATCGCCGAAATGAAAGGCCCGATCGGCAGAAACCAATCAACGACAAAGCTGTAGGGAACAATTTCCCAAGCAGTAGCCGCTGGATTAGAAATACCGAACTGGGACAGATTCGACCCAAATCTGGAGTCGATACTGTAGTGTATCTCTGCCTTTCCTTTGACAGATCGATTCGTACATTTTAACTCGTACCGAGGTCCCCAAGGGACAGCCCTGTCATACACCAGCGTCTTATCAGACGCAGATGCAGTGGCAGAAGCTGACGCAGTGAAGTACGGAGCGGTCGGTTCATTGTACGTATCCAACAGGTTTTGACAGCTGTTGTACACATCCTGATAGAGCGGCTTCCATCCATATTGGAAGGCAAGCCACTCATTCGGGATCCCACCGAGAAGAGACGAAACACGACCACCACCAGGTGGACGAATTCGATTTCCTCCGGGAGGGTTGTGCCCTAGTAACGAGGGAAGGATACGACCGGGCTGCCCATGTGTGGCGTTCCATAACGCCTCACCGAGCTTTCTAGCCGTATCCCCAACCAAGTTAGCAGTCTGTTGCCTTGTGTGAAATATCTCGCCCAGGTCGACCCGATGAGATTGTATCTGATTAATCATCTTATAGATAAGACGATTATAGACATCAATAACTTCGTGGTCAAGCCCAAAACGAGTATCAGCCCAAGGGTTATTAGACGCACCGTAAGCATCACCAAAGTTCCCCTCGCTAATATCGTCCCCGCCTAACTGATGAACAGTGGCGGAGACAGATAAAGGCGATTGGTTCCAAGTGAACTTACTTCTAAGATAATAGTTGACTTGCTTTACAGCAGGCCAACCCGGAGAATTATCACCGGACTTATCTTCGAATAGACGGTCCTGCACGCAAGTGTCAGTACCGCTTGTGGTGTGACCTGTATGATCCGTATAACTGTTATGAACAGTCACCGGAATCGCACGATCTTTAGGGTAACCAGGCTTAGACATAGATCCTCTGGAAGGGTTAGTTGAACTAACTCCTGAGTTGAGCCGGAGCAGCCTTCATAGGCAGTCCTAGGAAATACTTTCATTTCTGAAAGGATAGCTCCAACCCGAGAGCCTCTTTCCCTCTGC